CCCAGGCGCTCGGAATCCACATCCACTTGGTGCACCACGCCCGCAAGGACCGCGACGAAACCCGGCCGCCGAGAAAGATGGACGCGCTCGGCGCCTCAGCCATCACAAACCTCGTGGACAACGTTTTCATCGTCTGGCGCAACAAGGCCAAGGCCGAGTCAGAGACGCCAGACAACACTAAGCCCGATGCGCTGCTGATCTGCGACAAGCAGCGCCACGGAACCGGCTGGGAAGGGCTGCAGAGCCTGAACTACCACTTCACGTCGCAGCAATACATCGAGAGCGGCCACTGTGCACTGAACCTGCGCCAGTACCCGCACGAAACCGGGTTGAGGGCCGCATGACACAACACGCTCTGCTCTGGAGCAAGCAACTGAACGCGCTGCACATCGAGCCGCTGGAGCGCACGCTCAGCCTGAACCGCGAGAGTTACCGCGACGATGAGCCGGTGTTCTACGCGCCGATCGCCGTCGGAACGCTCGAGCAGATGCAGGCGACGGCAGATTCGATCCGCGGGACGCTGGTCGAGCGCGATGCGAAGCGCCGGCCGCGCAACGTGAACCGGGAGTCGGCATGAGATTGCGCCCCATCACCCAGCCCACCGAGCTGTGGGCCGTGCTTTGCGTTGTGCTTGGGTTTGCTGTCGTCCCGATTTCGGTTGTCGGGCTCATCGCTTGGGCTATTGCGGAGGTAGTGAAGTGAATACAGATTCTGGTTCATTTGGCCGCGCCGCTAACGGGGGCCGTTCTGCTGTCAGCACACAGGCAGAGCCTGCGCCTTCGGCGCGCTACAGCATGGGGCACGAAGGCCGCACAACCACCGGGCCATGGCAAGTTGTCGAGGAGAAGATTCCACATCATCGCGGCGGCTTCCATGTCGAGCGGCGCATCTTCACGGCGTGGGATCACCCGCAGTTGCATGGCCCCGTCGGCGTGGTCAATTGCTCGATAGGCATCGGCGAGAAGGAGGGTGGCCCGGCGCGCTACTTCGTCCACATCGAAGAGGCCGACGCCGCCTTGATCGCCGCCGCGCCTTACTTGCTGTCCGAGATCGAGCGCGTCCGCACGGCATTGCACATTGAAGGTCAAGACAGCAACACCGACCCTGTGGCCGTGATTGAGATGCTGCGGGGTTGGGAGGCCGATGCGCAGGCGCGCTCAGAACTACTTGAGAAGCACTTGAGCAACGTGCTGGAAATTGCGCGGACGTGGCAGCCCGACTACGCGACGAAGATGGATCGCGCCACGCTCTCCTTGGCTCAGGCCGAGTTGACGCCTAGGGCCGCAGGCCCGGGTTAGCTCCCACCGGAAACCAGAAACAAATGAACCCCACAACTATCTCCATCCTCTCGCATGCCGCGTGCTTCGTTCTTGGTGCTATGAGTGCTCTGTGTTTCACGTGGTACGTGATGGGGCGGCGCCGGTGAGACGCGCGGCGAAAGTCGATCGCAATCAAGCCGAGATCGTGGCGGCCTTGCGCAAGATCGGCTGCAAAGTCCAGAGCCTGGCCGCTGTCGGGGATGGCGTGCCGGATCTGCTGGTGTGGCGTCCATCCGCGCAGAAACTCAGTCTGCTCGAGTGCAAGGATGGGGCCAAGCGGCCATCAGAACGACGCCTGACGGCCGATCAAGAGCGGTTTCATGCTGACTGGCCTGTGACCGTAGTCGAGAGTGTGGAGCAAGCAATAGAGGCAGTGCGATGAGTACGAAAACAGAGACAGCAGCCAAGCCAAGCAGGCCCGGGGCTTTTAAGAAAGGCGAGAAAAAGCCGAACCAAGGCAAGCGCGGCCCGAACAAGACGACGGTCGCGCTGAAGGAGATGATCCTAGGTGCGCTGGATGACGCGGGCGGACAGAAGTATCTCGCCGGCTGCGCGAGCGACCCGCGCACCGCAACGGCCTTCCTGGGGCTCGTTGGCAAGGTGCTGCCGCTGCAGGTAACCGGCGCGAACGGTGGGCCGATGGTATTCGAGCGCATCGTGCGTGAGATCGTGGAACCTGCGAAGTGACGAATGCACTACGTTTTGCCATCGCTGCCTGTCAATTGTTCTGGTGGATCAGGAGATTACGGCGGACAAGTGCCAGAAAATGCGGTGTTTGACGTGTCGGCACTGGATAAAATTCGGTGACGGTCGAACTGCGCATCCCTACCGCGCAGGTTTTCCAGCCCCTGCTGGCGCCTAGCCGCTACAAAGCCATCCATGGCGGACGCGGCAGCGGCAAGAGCAGATTCTTCGCCGGTCTCCTGATCGAGGAACAGATCAGCGAGCCCATCGACGCCGTGTGCCTGCGCGAGGTACAGAAGTCCCTGGAATTCAGCGTCAAGCGCGAGATGGAAGCGGCGATCGAGAGCATGAACGCCGGAAGCTACTTCGATGTGCAGGACAAACGCATCATTGGCCGCAACGGCTGCGTGAGCATTTTCGAGGGGATGCAGAATCACACCGCGGACAGCATCAAGAGCCTGGCCCGCTTTCGCCGCGCATGGGTTGAAGAGGCCCAGACCCTGAGCCAGCACAGCTTGGACATCCTGCGCCCGACCATCCGCGAGCCGGGAAGCGAAATCTGGTTCTCGTGGAACCCGCGCAACGCTACGGACCCGGTGGATGTGTTCTTTCGGGGCGACAAGCCGCCGCCGGACGCCATCATCGTGCGCGCGAACTGGAGCGATAACCCCTGGTTTCCCGACGTGCTGCGCGACGAGCTCGAACACGACAAGCGCAGCGCGACGCCAGAAAAATATGCATGGGTTTGGTCCGGCGCCTATCAGTTGGCCGGCGATGCACTTGTATTCCGCAACTGGCGCGTGGAAGAGTTCGACACCGACGAGGGTGCGATCTTCCGCTATGGCGCGGACTGGGGCTTTTCGATCGACCCGAGCGTGCTTGTGCGCTGCTACCTGAGCGGCAGGCGCCTGTTCGTCGATTACGAGGCGTACCAGATCGGCTGTGAAATCGACCGGTTACCGGATCTGTTCTACACCGTTCCACAGGCCGAGAAGTGGCCCATCACGGCGGATTCGGCGCGCCCCGAGACGATCAGCTACATGAAGAAGCACGGATTCCCCCGCATCGCTGCGGCGATCAAGGGCGCCAAGAGCTTGGAAGAAGGCGTTGCGTTCCTACAGGGGCTCGAGGTAATCGTGCATCCGCGGTGTCAGCACACCATCGACGAGCTATCGACATATGCATATCAGAAGGATCCGGACACGGGCAAGCCAATCCCTAAGTTGGAAGACAAGAACAACCACGTTGTTGACGCCTTGAGGTACGCCTGCGAGGGCGCGCGGCGTGCTGGTGCGCTGCGGGTCGAACACGATTACACCAAGAGCGCAGCGCAGGGAAAGGCGATCTAGCAAAGCTATCACGCTTGCAACATGTATAGTTTTCCGCTATCGTGCCGGCGATGGGCACGCCTTCCAATGATCTGGACGAAGCGCAGCGTTTTTACGCCGAATGCCTGGACGCAATGGCCGACCAGCGCAAGCAGATCGAAGAAGACCTACGGTTCAGCGATCCATCTGACCCGCGGCAGTGGGACGACGATATCAAGGCGCAGCGCGAGAGCGACCCAGGGGGCAAACGGCCCTGCTTGGTCCACGACCAGCTTGGGCAATACACAGCTCAGGTAACGGGTCAGATCGAGAAGCAGCCCCCGAGCATCCATGCAATCCCCGTGAGCGGCGGCGCCGAGAAGCAGGCTGCCGAGCAGATTGATGGCCGCTTCCGCCATATCGAGCACGCGTCGCGCGCATCGCAGCACTACACACGCGCGCTCACCAGCGCGGCCCGCGCGGGCGTCGGCTATCTCATCGTGCGTCCAGAGTACGTTGACCGCGCGCTCGGCTGGCAAGAGCCACGTATTGGCAGCGAGCCGGACCCGCTGAAGGTGGTATTCGATCCATGGTCAGTGGATACCGACGGCACAGATGCGACGGTCGGCTGGCTGCTCGCCGATGTGAGCGACCGCGAGTGGGATCGACGCTGGCCTGGAAAGGACAAGCGCGACTTCGGCGACCTCGGGTCCAAGCGGCGCGCCGACGATCGCAAAAGCACGCTTGTCGCGGAGCAATTCCTCAAAGAGTGGCGCACGACGAACATGGTCGTATACCTCGACGAGACGGGCCAAGAGGCAACGCTGCCCGAGGATGAATTCCACGCGAAGGGCATGAACGGCGCGGTGCAGTTCGTGCGCAACTACGCCGACAAGCAGGCCAGGGTTAGTTGGAAGCGAATGAGCGGGGTCGATACGCTCGAGGAGAGCGAGTACCCGGCCGACAGCATCGGCATCGTGCCGGTGTACGGTTATGTTGGGTTCAGCGATGGCCGCATGCGGTATTGCGGCATCCCGCGCACCGCAGCAGGCCTACAACTATCACATCAGCGAACAGCTAGCCTATATCGGAACGGCGCCCAAAAACCCATGGACCCTGAGCAAGCGCGCCGCGCAAGGCGTCGAGGGGCTGTGGGACAACGCATCGCGCGAGAGCCGCGGGTGGTTGCCATACAACGATCTCGACGCGGATGGTCCGATCAACGCCCCGACGCGCGTGAACCCCGCAGTAAACCTCGTCAACCATGAGCAGGGCGCAGCGCAGGCACTGAAGGACATCCAAGGCGCGATTGGCATGTACCAGGCCAATCTGGGCGCCCCGAGCAATGAGACAAGCGGGGTGGCGATCGAATCGCGCAAGGAGCAAGGCGAGAGCAGTACGGCGCATTTCCCCAGCCACATGGCCGCGAGCCTGGGGCATGTCGGCAACATCGTCATGCAGATGGACGCGCGCCTTGCGGACACCATGCGCAAGCAGCCGATCATGGGTGTTGATGGCTCGGCGGGCCACGTAACGGTCAACCCGGATCAGCAAGCGGCATTCGAGCGCATTCCGAACGGTGGCGGGGTGTCGATCAATCCGAGCATCGGCAAATACGGCGTGCGCGTGGTCGTGGGCGCAAGCTATAGCACGCAGCGCACCCAAACCAATGCCGCGTTTGCGGAAATCATGCGCGGCAACAAAGAACTGGCGCCCACAGTAGCTCCGTTCTGGGCGCAAACGCTGGATTTCCCGGGCAGCGATAAGTTTGCCCAGGCAATGGCGAGCATGGCGCCGCCTCCGGTCAAAGCGATCCTGACGCCCGAGGGTGACTCGGCCCCCGATCCAGCCGCGCTGGCACAGGAGCTAGACCAGTGCAAGCAAGCGTTGCAAGAGGCCATCCAGCATGCCAAGGATGCGCAAGACGACGCGGACAAGGCCATCCAAGCGCTATCCGACAAGCAGGAGACCGAGCAGGTGGCGCGCTATGAGGCAGAGACTAACCGGCTCAAAGTGACAGGTGCAAACGTCGATCAAATCCAGGCCGTTGCTACGCAGGTCATCAACGACATGCTGAGCCAAGAGGCCGAATTGCCAGGCGATCCAAAGCCCGAAGAAGCTGCACCGGTTGCGGCCCCCGCCCCCGCTCCGGTAGAGCCGCCCGCACCGCCGGCACCCGACCCTCGCATAGACGAGCTCATGGCAGGCCACAAGAGCATGGGCGAACTCATGGGCAAGCTGATTCAGCTCGTGCAAGCCGACCGGGAACGTATCCCGGTCAAGGACAAGGACGGAAAGATCACCCGAGTGATCGACCGTATCAGCAACACCATCCAGTGAGAAATATGGACCAAGACAAGCCCCTCATGTGGACCGTGCGCGGAAACGTGCCGGTCGATTCGCTGCGCTATGAGCACGAGTGGGAGCACGGCCCCCAGTTTCTGAAGTTGCACGAACGTTGGTATTTCGAAGACGGCGAGCTCGCGCGCAACAACATCCACGCTTACGGCAGACCGCTGGAAAGCAACGACATCACCATCGGTCTGCATGGCGCAGACATCGGTGGGCAACAAGCCGCAATGGCATGAGCGTATCGGGTGTCGAGCTGAGAGAAAAGCGATCAATGCTTGAGGCGCAAGGCCACGCATGCGCGATCTGCTCAGCAAGGACGCCAGGTATGCGGCATTACAAGCGCAATGGCCGGATTGAGATGTTTCACGTTGATCACTGCCACACCACCGGAAAGGTGCGTGGCCTGCTCTGTTCGCCATGCAACAGAGCGATTGGGTACCTTCGCGATGACCCTGATATCGCGACAAAACTTGCAGCGTATCTACGCTAAAGGGGAATTATTTTGGCAAACAGCCAAGCAATCTGTACCTCGTTCAAGGTGGAGCTCCTCAAGGGCATCCACGCCCTGGGCACGACTGTCGCGCGCGGCGGCACAGGCGCAGACACGATCAACGCAGCTCTGTACCTGGCCTCTGGCTCGCTCGGTGCCGCGACCACTGCATATGGCGCAACGAGCGAAGTGTCGGGCACCAACTACACGGCGGGTGGCGTCGCCGTAACCAACGGCACGCAGCCGACGAATACGGGCACGACGGCGCACTGGACTCCATCGGCGTCGATCGTCTATACGACCGTGACGCTGACGACCGCGTTTGATGCGGTGCTGCTCTACAACAGCACGCAGAGCAACAAGGCCATCGCGTTGTACACCTTCGGCTCGCAGACCATCACCGCAGGTACGTTCACGTTGACGATGCCAACCAACGACGGCACCACAGGCCTTCTGCGCTTGGCATAAGGGAGTCTGATCCATGTCCGGTGGTCAGTCGATTACCGCCGGGCAGGGCTCACTAGGCCTGCGCATTGGCGGGCAGCAGATTCAGTCCGGTCAGGGCACACTGACCGGAGGGGCATC